ACCGAGCAGATACAAGCACTACTTTCCAAGATACAAGACAAAGGTGGGAACGAGGAGGATAACCTTACAAGTTAACCTTACAAGTCTTGTAAGGTATCTAAGAAAAAAGCCACCCCGAAGGATGGCTATACCTTGCAAGAAAGCAAGGCGGTGTTTAAAGAAATCTCTGACACCACAAAGGTAACGAAAAAAATGAATTGACAATGACAAGGATAGAAAAATACGGCATATTCTGCCGAAGTTGGGAAGGTGGTTGGTCTAACCATCCCAATGACAAGGGCGGTGCGACGATGACGGGTGTAACTTACACTACCTTTTGCAACTTCCGCAAGGCAAAGGGCTTGAAAAAACCGACGTTGCTTGACCTGCGCAATATCAGCGACAAGGAATGGAATGCCGTGCTTCGTTGGCACACTTGGGACAAGGCTCGGCTCGACGACATCAAGAGCGAGTGGGTGGCCTACTTGATTGCCGACTGCATTTGGATGAGCGGCGCTGGCTACATCAAGCGCATACAGGGCTTGTTTGGCCTCAAGCAAGACGGCATTGTCGGGTCTAAGACCTTGGCAAAGCTGAATGGACTTGACCAACAAGCATTGTTTAACGCATTGTGGCAACAACGCAAGACGTTCTACCAAGGCATTGGCAAAGGCACTAATTCGGTGTTCCTGAAAGGCTGGTTGCGACGGTTGGAGTGTGTAAGGTACGGCTACCTGCTGTGCAACGGCGGCAAGTACCTGCGATAAAAGTTAAGGTGATGTAAGTTACCTTGATGTAACTCTTAAAACAAAAATAATGCGGTTAAAACCTGCTTAATATGTACAAATTCTGCAAAATAAGCGGTTTGAACGCAAAAAGTTGTTTATATGGAAAACGTTAACAAAAATGCGGTAGGAGAAGCCGTAGGGCGCATCGGTTGTGGGCTTCTGATCTTCACAATCGCCATGCTTGTGCTCTCGCTGGTGTTCTAACCGACAAAGCGATTCCAGCCCGTTCCAGCTCGTTAATCTGGTCTGCTATATCGACTATCATTCCGAGAAAGAAATGCGCTGGACGGCAAAATTCGGCATAATTAACTACTAAAACGTATCGAGTATGGAGAACAACAAGCTGCATCCGTTTATCCGAATAGCTCTGCTATTCGCTATCCTCTTAGGAGTGATTCTGTCCGCTGTGAGGGCTTACTATTGGCTCAAAGGTGGTGACGATAGCGGCAGGGTCGAAGTGCGCACAGAGACCATCGTGCGCCACGACACGATACTTGTGAGGCAACCAGCACCGAAAGCCAAGACACTTGTCAAGTATGTGTCGGTCCCGATCTTCCACACCGACACCTTAATGAGCGAGGCAATGGCGGTCCTCGAGACCGACACCATCTACCTTGCTGGTGACACTCTCCAGCTACCAATTACGCAGAGGGTGTATGAGGACACGAACTATATCGCTTATGTCAGCGGCATCAATCCCGCTCTCGATAGCCTCAAGGTTGTCAATCGGGAGGTCGAGCGAGTTGTGACGATCACCAAGTACAAGCCTCCCAATAGGATTCAGTTCGGCATTCATGCCGGCTGGGGCTACGGGTTCAAATCAAAGACTTGGGAGCCGCACGCTGGCATCGGTCTGACTTTGAGATTTTAAGTGTAAATGCTTTTTCATACTACTATTCACTGACTTATGTAGAGTTGAGCTCCGCAGGGATGCGGGGCTCTCTTATCGTAATGTTCTGATTCATAGCTGGATATGTAAACAAGTGTGAATATTTGAGCAAATCTGCGGTTTTAATTGTAAAGAACTGTTAAATATTTCGATATATCAAAGATTTTTAGAGAAAAACCTTGTCCATGTAATAGATATGCTATAATTTTGCTTACAGAAACATCAACAAACAACTAAAACGCTACGAAAATGGAAACAAAAAAGATTTTAATTTGGGTATCGCTCGACGGAAAACGCTTCGGCTATCGTCCCGCAAAGCATCAGTTTCAAAATGGAGCCAAGATTCTTCTGAAGGATGGCTCGATGGCAAAGTGTATCTCCTGCCTCGATTTTGACAAATATGAGTTGGAGGCTTTCCAGATGATATACTCTGTCGCAAGCAAGCGATTCAAAAAAACAAATCGCCCAGCCATTGTCCTCGCTGGTTTTGAGACCGAAGTGAACAAGCTGGCACAAGTTGGCTACAATAGCTATCTGAATTTGTTTTTCCCTACCTACAAGAATGATATTTTCTAACCGACTAAACGCATACTGATATGGAAACGATTTTCTCAACCAAGTACATCAACACCAACTGGAGAATCAAGGTGTTCGGCTACGATGCCGAGAGTAACAAAATCAATACCCTTGTCGGGGTCTCGGGACTCATCAACCTCATCGGCTTAAAGCTGGCGAACAAGTTCCTCGAGAGGGCTAACAACTGCATGGACGATGTTTGTATCTGCAAGCTCCGCAGGGGTCTCAAGGTTAGTTTTTACTGCAAGTAAGTTTAACATCATAAAATCAGAACTATTATGGACACTATCAAGAAATCAATTTACACGATGACTGACAACAATAAGAAGTACATCGAGTTGCGAGTATGGTTTGTTGTCAGCAATGAGTTTGGCAAGGTTGAATACTCCAACATGTTCCGAACACTCGAGGAGGCATCAGAGTATGCCGAGAATCAGGCCAATGAGATAGCCCGTATGTGGGGCGCCAAGTTGGTCCAGGGCAAAACCAGCCACATCCCTTTCAATGTCATCAAGCGTTACACGCTGGACTATAGCGAGACCAAGGACTATGAGCACATCATTGACCCCGAGCGCAAGGGTCTCGAGTACACCTGCATCGCAAGGACATTGACCTTGGAGGCTACCGAGGTACACAACTATGAGAGAATGTTTAACCGATTCAATTAAAACGATAACCACTTAGAAGTTGCGCACGACACGAACTAAGTGCTTACCATTATGGCAACAATTAGATTATACCTTATCAAGGTCACATATCAGAACAAGACCATGCCCGCTGACCGCTTTTGGGCAGAGTGCGATAACTACTTTTCCATCAACGGACGATCGTACACCTGCGAGGGGTCGAGAGTGTACAACCTCCCCGATGGTGTCTATCCTTACATGATTCGCAGCATCATCACGGACCAGAACACGAAAGGTCCAGTGCTGATGACCTACAATAAAGCATATCCGCTTACACCAGCGACAAATCAACGAACAACCACTAACAACTAAACATCTACCACTATGACACAATCAGCAAGAAAGGCTCTCAGCCGATTCCGCAAGTTGCAGGACAAGGTATTCAACCAGCAGGTGGCTGGGTGCAAGTGCTGCGATATTATGGCCAACTCGTTCCACAATGGAAACAAGGAAGTGTCCTGCATCAACATCTATCTCCATAAAGCACCGAAGATGTGCCATGGATGGTCGTTCTACGGCAACGCATCCGAGAATGATGTGGAGAAGATCTTCCGAGAGGCAAGCGAGTACATCAACTATCAAATCTGAAATAATAGCCCGCTGGAGGGCTGGAAACGGCCCTCCCAGCTCGCTTCTCAACAGAAACATATATCCATATATCAACATCTATTAACCGCCCCTACGGGGCTCAAAACGCAAACTGAATTATGGGCGAATACGCAATTAGAAAGAAGGACCGCCAAGAGGTCAAGATCGGCACCTGCGAGAACATGGCTTACATACGCTTTGACCAGCTCGACAAGGTGGAGTACAAATACGGATGGCTGAACTGCTTCTTCCGCATTCCGCTTCCCAGCGAGGACGGCATCGAGCCGGGAGATTTCAAGTGGTCGCTGCTCAACGATAAGGGCTACATCCCCTGCGACCTGATGGTCAACGAGGAAGAGATGAGTGACGAGCTCAAGGCTGGCTTGGCCGAGAGCGTTGGAACGATTCAGATGAGACAGAACTACCGCAGCTACGGCTTGCTGGTCAACGTGAAGTGCTACCACGGATTCAAGCTGCCAGAGGCATCAGCCGACTTCAAGGCATTCTGGAACGGAAAGGCACATCATCTCATGTTCTCGTTCCTCAAGCCGACCGAGACCGATATGAGAGTGGGCCTATCGTGTGCCGCTTGCGGACAGATGTGGAGCTTAGATTTCGAGGAGGCGGCTCCTCTGTTCCACTCGCTATGGCTCAAGCTTCGGGTGTTCCACCAGTGCTGCGAGTACTACCTCAAGCGCAATGGCGATACTCCCGACTACTCGGTGACCTACAAGGATGAGCGAGACGTGGACATCACCATCCGCCCCAGCTTTGTCAGCAAGGACAAGCGAGACCAATACTCGGTAGAGATCGGAGAGGAGGCCATCAAGTTCGGGAGCTGGCAGGAAATGCGGAACCTATTCATCGGACGATGCAAAGAAGATTCGTTTACCTATGACTTGAAGGAACACTATCTCAAGGAAGGAGGTGTAGACAATGGCATTGACTGATTACGAGCTGGAGCAGCTATGCGAGCGTAATCCCGACTGCGGATGCGACTGCATGAGATGTCCTCTGTTCGCTCAATCTATGGAAGCGGAAGAGTTAGGCGATTAGAGAGCGTTCCAGCGGGTGTCAAAGGCGGAATGATAGTCACCATATCTCGCAAAAGAAAGTCCCGCACAGAGCGAATTTCGATGAAATAACGGGTATCGGGGAGCAAAACCAGCTCCCCGATTTTGTCGTTACAGAAATAACACCTATCTTTGCACCGCTGATTTTATGATGATACTCTAATTCAGTATGCGTTTTAGTGGCCCCTCGTGCAGGGGCTACGTTGTTCCAGAAAGTGGCGGTTTCTTCCAATTTTGTTGCTGGCTTGTTGCTCCGCCAAACATCGAGCGAGACAAACGCACTCACAAGCAGCCGATTACACTCATCCCAAAACATTCTGCATCGGAAAATAGGCACACCCAGCCATCAGTTAGTCAGAATAAGTTGAAGTGGAAAATAACCGCATATTTACTACTGCGGTCTATCGTAAATTTTCCACTCCATCTTACTCCGTATCCCGAAAAAATGTTGTTACTTTGTTGCGTCAACGAGTTTAAGCAACAAAAGCAACAAGTCATGGGAAAATCCAAGGAGCCAATCCGCTTGCGCAAGCGCAGGCTGAAAGACGGGTCTTTCTCGCTCTATCTCGACATCTACAACGATGGGCAGAGGACCTATGAGTATCTCAAGTTATATCTGATGCCGGGCACCAGCAAGGAGGTGCGGGCAAAGAACAAGGAAACGATGCTACTGGCCGAGGCGGTGAGAGCCAAGCGGCTGGTGGAGTTTCAGAACGGGCGATTCCACTTCGACAAGCCGGCATCAGCGAAGATCAGATTTTTCGATTACTACAAGGCGGTAGCCGAGCAGAGGCAGCGGCTCAACCCGAAGCGTTCCAATTGGGGCGATTGGCAGTCCAACCTAAAGCACATGGAGAAGTATGAGCCGAACAAGGGCATCTTGTTGCGGGACATAGATGTAAAGTGGATTGAGGGCTACAAGGAGTATCTGCTGACCAAGGCCACCGCATTCGGCTCCCGATATGCAACCAGCTATGGGGACCGCCATCTGTCCCCCAATTCAGCACAGACCTATTTCCGCAAGCTGCGGGCTTGTCTGAATAAAGCGTTTGCCGATGGTCTGATACCAGAGAACCCGATGCGCAAGGTCGAGAGCATCAAAGGCAGGGAGGGCACAAGGATGTACCTCACGCTGGACGAGGTGCGCAAGCTCGCAGCTACCCCATGCCGCTACCCAGACATCAAGCGGTCGTTTCTGTTCTCATGCCTCACTGGATTGCGCAAGAGCGACATAGAGAAGATGACGTGGGGAGAGATACACCAGCAGGGGGATTTTACCCGAATCATCTTCACTCAGAAGAAAACGGGCGGGCTTGAATATCTCGACATATCTCCAGAGGCAAATAAACTGCTTGGAGAGCGAGGGAGAGACGATGAATTGGTGTTTCCCTATATGCACTCTATCTCACTGATTGAAGATACTATCAAGAGCTGGACAGCAGCCGCAGGTATAAAAAAGCATATCACGTTCCATTGCGGGCGGCACACGTTCGCCACGATGATGCTCGACTTGGGGGCCGATCTTTTCACGGTAAGCAAGCTGCTCGGCCATCGGGATATCAAGACCACACAGATATATGCCAAGATACTCGACAAGAACAAGCAGGAGGCGGTGTCGAAGATACCAAGCATAGATTTGCTCAGACGAGAATAAAGCGTTATCTTTGCAACGCTTAAACTCAGGACATTATTGTTAAATAAATCAAGACCGCTCTACGTTGGGAAACGTGGGGCGATTTGTTTTATTGCAGCCCGTTCATCTTCTCAACGATGTTGAGGAGGCGGTCCACCTGCTCCTGCGATTTCTGAGTGACCTTGCGCTGCTCCGCTATCTCGCTTATTGCCATTTGGAGCGCATCTGGAGCACCTTCAACCTTCATGTTGTGGCCAGCAAGATAGGTATTGTTTGAGCCCTCCACGCTTTGCGTAATCGCTCCGTTTATCATATCCCCAGCACCAGTTATCAGCCAATCGATGTTCAGCTCGGGGTACACCTCTTTGATCTTCGCAAGCTTCCCTGCGGTGATGCCGTTGCGGATGTTCTGCACATACGAGTTGGAGACACCGATAGCATCTGCAAAACTCGCTTTAGTAATCTTCTTGTATGAGAGGAACGCTATCAATCTCTCTCTTACTCCCTGCTTTTGCTCTGACATAATTGTTAAAAAACTATAAAAAATCTATGAAATGCTTCGATAAACCAAAGATTTGCTATATCTTTGCACTCAAAGTGGAAGCAATACTGCAATGAATTGCGAAACGCACCATTGAATGTTGCGCCACAAAGATAGTATAGAGTTTTTAATTAACAATAATGTTTCACAAAAAAATTTTAGCAAAATGGCGACATTTTCAGAAATTTATGAGCAAATCCCGAAGCGAGAGGCTGCACCGACCGAGCGGACCAAGTTCATCCGCAGGATAGCTGATGCTACAAAAAAGAGCGAGCAGACAGTGAAGAACTGGCTCTCGGGCAGGCAGCGTCCCGATGCGCTGACCCAATCTGTTATTGCCAAGGTGCTCAAAGTGCCGGCAGAAGAGTTGTTCCCCACCGAAGAAAGAAAGGAGGCCCACGATGAGTAAAGAGCATCGCATCACCATCAGCATCTGTTCATTGGTGCTGGGTGCCTATTGTGTCCTATGTGCGCTGGAGTTCAGCTCTACGTTCCATGGCTTCGTGGCCATCCTCTGTTTGGTGCTTGCAGCCGTCACTTGCAAGGGCGGGAAACTATTGAATGCGTATAAGGGAAAATGATGGACACCGAGAACATCAGCAAGCAGTTGGACGAGCTCAAGCGACTTGTCCTCTTGGGGGCAAAGAATGTTCTCAATGTCGACGATCTGTGTCTGCTGCTGGGGGCCACACGAAAGAACGTGTATAAGATGACCAGCAAGAAGCAGATACCATTCTACAAGCCGCAAGGCGGCAAAATCTATTTCAAGAAAGATGAGGTCGAGGCATGGATGCTGCGTAACCGCTCCGCCAGCCTTGACGAAATCGAGAGCAAAGCAGAATTATTTTGTATCACTAACAACTAAACGAAATGAAAAGTATTATCATTAAGCGATTGTCCATCGTGAACTTCAAGGGCATCCGTAGCCTCGATGTCACGTTCAATGGACTTGAGACAAAAATCAGAGGTGCCAACGGCACTGGTAAGACAACCATTTTCGATGCTTTCACTTGGCTGCTTTTCGGTAAGGATTCCAAGGACCGCACCAAGTTCAACCTCAAGACGCTCGATGAACGGGGCGAGCCTATCCCCCAGCTGCCGCATGAGGTAAGCGCAACGCTCGATGTGGACGGCGAGACTATCAGCCTCCGCAGGTGCTGGACCGAGGTATGGACAAACCGCAGGGGCAGCAGTGAGAAGGAGTTTTCCCACAATGAGGGAGAGCGATACTACAACGATGTCCCCTGCTCCGAAAAGGAGTACAAAGAGAAAATCGATGCCATCTGCGATGAGAGCCGATTTAAGGAGCTGACCAACCCGTTCTATTTCACATCGCAGAGCCGGGGTTATCAGCGTGTCGCACTACTCGCCATGGCCGGCGACTTGACAGATGATGAGGTTGCCGCAACCGACCCGAAGCAGTTCCAGGTGTTGCTCGACAGACTGAGCGGAAAGACCCTTGCCGAGTTTGAGCGAGAGGTCGCTTTCCACAAGAAGCGTGTCAAATCGAATATCGCTGATTTGGAGCCACGTCTTGACGAGAAAAAGCGTGAGCTATCGGGCATATCGCCCGAGGATTGGAATGCGCTGGAACAAGCTCTAAACGAGCGGAAAGCGCAGGTGGATGACATCGATGCACAGATTGCCGACATCAGCCGAGCCTATCAGGTCGCAGCCAACGAGCGACACAACATGGCTCAAGGCATCGCAGATCTTCAGCGCAAGCACGATGAGCGGCAGCTCGCTTTGAGGGAAGTGTTAACTGCAGATTACCGCAAGGCATTGTCTGAGTACCAAGCCAAGTGCAACGAGATTGATGCCTACAACGATGAGCAGGACGCTCTGAAAGTCCGGCAGAACAACCTCATCCGAAAGGCGAGGAGCGACAAGAAGGATGCCGAGTTTTGGAAGAGCGACAAGATGCGTGAGCGAGAGAATCTGTTGGACGAGTACCGCAGGCTCATGGCATCGCAGTTCGATGAGGCCAACGCAGTATGCCCAACCTGCCACAGACCCTATGAGGGAGACAAACGGGATGAGCTGGAGCGGGCTTTCATGGAGCACCGCAACGCTGCACTGGAGCGCAACAAGCAGAGAGGCCTCGCCATCAAGAAAGATATCGAGGACTATGATGCCGCCATCGCAAGGCAGGATGCCATCATCGAGGAGTGCGAGCAGACCATCGCCAGCATCACCTACAAGGACAAGAGCGGGCTGGTTGCGCCAACGATACCAAATATAGACACCCAGCTTGCCGATGACACCGAATCGCTCGACCTCGAGAGACGCATCGCAGAGCTGAAACAGATGCTGGAGCAGGACTACAAGCCAGCCGATACCTCGGAGCTGACCAACCGAAAGGTAGCTATCAACAATGACATTATGCAGCTCGTTTCAAGGCTCGCCAAGCGTGAGCAAATCGCCCAGATAGAGAGACGTGTGTCAGAGCTGGAAAACGCTCTGACAACGAACCGCAAGGAGCTTGAAGAGTACAACCAGCTTGAGTTGCTCATCTTCAACTTCAACAAGGCCCGCATCGACCTGCTGGAATCGAGAATAAACTCCATGTTCCGCTATGTCAAGTTCAAGATGTACAACCGCCTCAACAATGGTGACCTTGTCGAGACCTGCGAATGCACCATTGACGGAGTACCCTATTCCGATCTGAATAGTGCCGCCAAAATCAATGCCGGCCTCGACATCATCAACGCAATTTGCAGGGTGTGCGATATGTGTGCCCCCATCTTTATCGACAACAGAGAATCAGTAACCCGTATCATCAGCACAGACGCGCAGGTCATCAGCCTCATCGTGGATGCCGACTGCGACACTCTCGATATCGAATAATCAACTTTTATCAATCTTAAAATCAGCAAACGAAATGAACACTCAAGAACAGAAGCAGGTCGTGAAGTTCGACAACATCAGCGACCAAGTGTTACAGAAGATTCAAGGCTTCACCCGTGACGGAGGTCTGAAGCTGCCAGAGAACTACTCGGTAGTGAATAACATGAAGTCGGCATGGCTCATCCTCCAAGAGACCACAGACCGAAACAACAAGCCCGCCCTCGAGGTATGTACGAAAGCGAGTATCGCCAACGCTCTGCTCGACATGGTGCTGCAAGGCATGAGTGTCAGCAAGAGCCAAGGCTACTTCATCGTGTACGGCAACAAGCTGGAGTTCCAGCGCAGCTACTTCGGCACGGTAGCCCTCGCCAAGCGTTGCGGTGGCATCACCACCGAGCCCATCGCCAACGTCATCTACCAAGGGGACGAGTTCGTGTATCAGATTGACCCCAAGACGGGGCTTTTCTCCATCGTCAAGCACGACCAGAAGCTGGAGAACATTGACGATAACAAGATCGTAGGGGCATACGCAATCACCCAGCTCGGCAACGGCAAGACGCAGGTCACACTGATGACCATGGCGCAAATCCGTGCAGCGTGGAATCAGGGAGCGACAAAGGGCAAGAGCCCCGCTCATCAGAACTTCGCTGGAGAGATGGCCAAGAAGACCGTCATCAACCGAGCTTGCAAGATGCTCATCAACTCATCGAGCGATGCCTACCTCTATGAGGGCAAGCGGGACGAGATGGACACAGACCGCACCATCGAGGAGCGCAACGCAGCTATCGAGGCCGCCGAGGAGCAGGTGCAGGTCGACAACGTGGAGTATGAGGAGGTAGCCGCACAGCCCGCCGAGGAACAACCCAGCGAGCAGGTGGTAGAGGCTCCCGAGAGTACAGACGAACCTTATTGATTATTTCTGCCATGAGACTGAGGGTGCTTGGAAGCAGCAGCGAGGGTAACTGCTACCTGTTAGAGAGCCGTCAAGGCACTCTGATAGTGGAAGCGGGTGTATCTATATCGCACATCAGAAAGTCGCTCCAGGGCGGTCTGAAATGCGTGGAAGGGGCTATCATCAGCCACCGCCACGGGGACCATGCCAAGAGTGTCGCTGATTTGCTCGCTTCCGGCATCCGCATTCTCGCACCGCATGACGTGTTTGCCTCGATTGGTGCAGATGGCGACCCCTGCGCCAAAGGCATCGAAAAAGGACGTGGCTACCGCTTCGGAGATTTCAAGGTGATGCCGTTCGAGGTCAAACACGATGTGCCGTGTGTCGGCTACATCATCATGCATCCCGAAATGGGTCGGCTGCTTTTCGTGACCGACACCATGACGATCAGCCAGAGGATGCCAGAGCACATCACGCAGATAATGATAGAAACCAACTATGCCGATGACATATTGGAGCGCAACATCGAGAGCGGGGCGATGCCCGTAGCGATGCGGAAGCGGTTGATGTTCTCGCACATGGAGCTGGGGACCGCCAAGAGGCTCTTAGAGCGCATGGATTTGTCTGAAGTCGCCAACATCGTGCTGATACACCTCTCATCCGCTAACAGCGACGAGGAGCGATTTGTGCGGGAAATAGCGATATCCACGGGCAAGATGGTGTATGCAGCCGATGAGGGCAGAGAGTTCAACCTATCACTTGAGCCATACTGATATGAGATGGATAAAGCTATACTCGAGTATCCTCAAGTGGGAATGGAGCGATGACCCAAAGATGTTAGGCCTCTGGGTACACCTCCTTTTCAAAGCCAACTATGAGGATAAGCGATGGCACGGAATCGAAGTTAAGCGTGGCCAGATGGTCACATCACTTGCTTCGTTGAGCGAGTTGACAGGTCTATCTGTAAGATCACTTCGCACTTGTTTGAGCAGGTTAGAAGATACTGGCGAAATAGAGATGAAATCGACAAACAAATATCGCATCATAACTATCTGTAAATACTCGCTTTATCAAGGAGGAGAAGTTATTAACCGACAAACAACCGACAAACAACCGACAAACAACCGACAAACAACCGACAAACAACCGACAACAACTCAAGAATATGTAGAATATGTAGATAAAGTAGATAGTGAGAGAGAGCGCACGCACGCACGCACGCACGAGGAAGCATACAGACAATTCTTCGATGAGCAGATAGCTGCGGAAACTCTCTGCATGCAGGAGGGCATCGACCTCGATACCTGCAAGCGTCTCGCAAAAGAGGTCCTCAACGATTGGACGCTCTCCGGGGAGAAACACGACAACGTGGCCGATGCGAGAAACCATCTGCTTTACCACCTGCGTACGAAAATCAACATCTACAAACGTAACAACCGAAACAATGGAAGCAAAACAGAAAGAAGAGATGCGGCAGATAACGGAGCAAATCCGCTTGCGAATGCAAAACGCTACACCGCAAAGATCGGAGCCCGACATGGGGACTGAGGCACGATTATTCCGCAACGCTTTCCAACTGGTTGAGCCCCGATTCAACCCAGCGAGAGCAGATAGGGATATTCTCAACTCGCTTTTCGCATGGGTATGGCGGAATGATGACATGAACACGCTGGGTCTCGACTACGATAAGGGATTCTTTCTCTACGGCAGTCTTGGCCTCGGAAAGTCGATGACGCTCCGTGCGATGCAGAAGTACATGAACGGAGTTATCAACCGCCACGATAGCAAGCGGGACGATTACCGCATGACCGCATGGATGAAGTCGGCAAGCGAGCTGGCTAACATATATGCCGCCGATGGGCAACCTGCGCTGATAAAGTACGCTGGCGATGATATCAACCTTATCATCGATGAGGTGGGCAGAGAGCCCAACCCAGCTAAGTATTACGGAACGGAGATGAATGTTATCCAG